AGCTGCTATGGATGCCATTGAGGAAATTCAGACAACGGTAAAATACCTGAAGAAATTTGATAGCCTTGGTACACGCAAGAATCTTGATGTGGATTACCTTGAGCAGATTGATGACATTCTGAGCAGGTTTGATTTGCGTTCAGGACAATCCGCTAACACCATTGCTAAAAAGCAGTCATTAGTAGATTGGATTAAATCTCAGGAAGAAATGGGATTATCACCGGTGGTAGATGAAAAACTGTTAAGCGAACTTAACAGACAGAGTTATAAATCACTGAAACTGGATGACTTCAGAGCATTGGCAGACAGCATCAGGAATATTGAACACTTGGGCCGGTTGAAGAAAAAACTGCTGACCGCAAGGGATTTGCGCGAGTTCAATGATGTAGTAGACAGCATTACCAACAGCATTAATGAAAATGCAAAACGTACTTTACCGGAACGCAAGCAGTCAGATAGAGGCCGTTTGGTTGATGCTAAATTGATATTCAGTAATTTTGTTGCTGACCATCGTAAGTTTGCAAGCCTGGCGCGTGAAATGGATGGATGGAAAGATGTAGGCCCGATGTGGGATAACCTGGTCCGTACCATGAACGAGCGCGGTGATTTTGAAGCAGTACAGCGTGAACAGGCTACTATCCAATTAAGCGAACTGATTAAACCTATTCTTGATGGTGAGAAGTTAGGTAAAAAAACATTCTTTGCTTCTATCGGTAAGTCATTTACCAGGGAAGAAATGTTAGGTATTGCGTTGAACATGGGTAACGAAACTAACCGTGAACGTGTGATGACCGGTGAACAGTTGAATAATCAGCAGTTGCAGGAAGTATTGTCTGAACTATCTGAAAGCGATTGGCAGTTCGTACAGAATGTATGGGATTTCATCGATGGCTACTGGCCTCAGATTGTTGAGAAAGAAAGACGCATCACAGGGGTAGAACCTAAGAAGGTGGAAGCAAGTCCTGTTACTACACCGTTCGGTACATTGCGCGGTGGCTATTATCCGATTGCTTACGACATTTTTAGGTCTGAGCGCAGCGCCGGTGACGTTAATGCACAGGTGGCTTCACAGATGCAGAAAGGCGCTTATACCCGTTCTACGACACGCAGAGGACACGTAGAAGCACGTACACAGTCAACCGGCAGGCCATTACGTTATGACTTGGGTGTGATTACACAGCACGTAGACCAGGTGATACATGATTTGGCATGGCATGAATGGCTAGTTGATGCGAACCGTCTATTTAATTCATCACGGATTGAAACCGCTATGCGCGACCATTACGGCGTTTCAGTGATGAAAACGATGAAGTCATTACTGAATGATATTGCAGTCGGTGAGAACGCGGCGCAGGCATCTTATGACCCTATCTTCAATCATATCCGTTATGGTTCTACCATTGCCGGTTTAGGTTTCAACCTGTCTACTGCCTTATTGCAGCCATTAGGTCTAACACAGTCCATGACACGCATTGGCGCTAAGTGGGTAGCAAAAGGCGCGGCTAAGTGGTTAGGCGGTGCTATGCGATTTGAACACGCTACGCAGACTATCTATGACAAATCAGACTTCATGCGCTTACGTGCAAAAACCATGCAGCGCGAGATTAACGAAATCCGCAATAAGGTTTCTGGTAAAGACAGCAAAATTGAAGCGGCATATTTCTACATGATTCAGAAAATGCAGTTAGTAGCTGACGTTCCTACCTGGTTAGGCATGTATGAAAAAGCAATGGCAATGCCGGAAATGGATGAAGCAACCGCAGTCGCATTGGCAGACCAGGCAGTCATTGATGCGCAGGGTGGTGGTCAGGTGAAAGACCTGTCCAAGATTCAGCGCGGCAGTCCGGTATGGAAGATATGGACCAACTTCTATTCATTCTTTAATACTACTTATAACCTGACTGCTGAAGTCGTAGGCCGTACCAATTTTAAAGACCCTGCATCTACCGGCTTGATGGTGGTTGATTTGGCCTTGCTCTATACCGTTCCGGCTATCTTGGGTGCGGTACTTAAATCCATCATGAAGGGTGACGATGATGATGAAGATTTTGCACGTAGGCTAGTGGCTGAACAAATCAACTATCTATTTGGCACGATGGTACTGTTAAGGGAAATTGGCGCAATCAGTAAATCAGTCGTTGGCCTGCAAGCGCCTGACTACTACGGTCCTGCCGGTGTGCGCATCGGTAACGACATTATCAGGTTGGGAAAACAGATAGCGCAAGGTGAAGCAGATGCAGCGTTCTGGCGTTCATTAAACTCAGTTGCAGGGGTATTGTTTCATTATCCTGCCGGTCAGGTACAAAGGACTGCTGAAGGTATCAATGCACTGGTAAACGGCAAGACTAACAATCCTGGCGTTCTGGTAGTAGGTCCACCGAAAGATAATTAGGGTGCGTTTACAAATCACGAACTGATGGAAAATAAGGCATAAAGGAGTAGCCTTATGACTATCAGTTCATCTACGCGCAAAGCAGGTCCATTCAATTGTAATGGTTCTGTTACATCATATCCATTCACATTTAAATGCTTTACAACGTCTGATGTAAGGGTTGTATTAACTAATTCAAGCGCAGTTGAATCTGATTTAGTGTTGGATTCAAATTATACGATTACTCTCAATGCAGACCAAAATTCATCACCAGGCGGTACGGTAGATACTCTAGTTGCTTATGCTACGGGCAATACAATTACTATCGTTTCCAGTGTTGATATGTTGCAGTCTACTGACATTCAAAACTTGGGGGGATTTTATCCTGAAGTAATTGAAAATGCATTTGATAAAGTGACCATGCTGATTCAGCAGTTATCTGAAGAAATAAGCAGGGCGGTTAAAGTTGATGTATCAAGTTCATTAGACCCTTCAGATTATCTTACTCAGGCACAGGCTTATGCAGCATCAGCCGCTTTATCTGCTGCGGCTGCATCATTATCTGAAGCCAATGCAACTGCTGATGAAGCGCTTGCTGAAAAATGGGCAAGTGAAGCCGTTGATGTTGAGGTTACTTCAGGTAAGTATTCAGCTTATCATTGGGCGCAAAAAGCAGCATCTATTGTAGGTGGTGATTTTGCAGCAAAAGGTGCAAATAATGATATTACTGGTTTACTTGGAATTACCGGCGCAATCAATACCGCGCGTTCAACTGTAGCTGTAAATGCTACTACTACGCCATTATGGACCTCAACTAATGGAAACATTCAGGATTGGACCGGAACGGCTACCATTACTGCATTTCCTGACGCACCAAAAGCAGGTGCGCAAAGGATAGTTTATCCGGCAGCAGGAACAGTAATCACTGACAATGCGACTATTGATGTACAGGGTAACGCTAATTATACAGTTGTTGCCGGTGATGAACTGGTAATTACTGCCATCACTACTACTACATTCTATGTTTCAATCAAGCGTAAAGACGGAAAGGCAGTAAGCGAATCTGATTACCTTTTTAAATCAGGTGGCGCATTGACAGGATTATTAACGCTTAATGACGGTACTGATATTGCAAGCGCATCAACCGTAGATTTGACAGCAGCAACCGGTAATGTAGTAACAATCACAGGAACTACTGCCATTACTGCGTTTACTATGACAGCAGGACAGCAGATGGTGCTGATAGCAAATGGTGCATTGCCACTTACCTATCATGCAACAACCATGAATATCAATGGCGGTGGTAGTTATACATGTGCTGCCGGTGACCGTTTATTTGTTGTTAAAGATACTGCCGGAGTAATCAGAGTAAACGTGATTAAACAGGATGGTACAGCTTTAGTTTCTGCATCATCAGGCGGCATGACGCTGCTAGGAACATTAACTACTACTTCAGGCACTACACAGACGCTATCAGGTTTATCTCTTACAAATTATGTAAAACTTTACATTTCAATTAACGGACTATCATTTAATGCTGCAACAATAACACCAACATTAGGCGGTGTTGCAATATCTGGTTCAACAGGCGCTGGTGGTTCTAGTGGAACTCAATCAGGATTTATTGAACTGGATTTAGATACAGGTACTTTCATATCAGTATTGTCAGGTACGGTAGGTTCTTCAGGTGTAGGTGTATTTTCTGGCGATACAAGTTATTCAACAGCATCAACATCTATCCAGTTTGCAGGCGGCACATTTGATGCAGGCAGTATTAAGGTATACGGCGTTAAATAAATTAGATTCAAAAATTAAAGCTACAAAAAGATAGCTTAATTAACAATAACGTGACTGAAAGACAACTATGGAATCTTTGCAGAAAATGGTTTATGAGCAGGGCGAAAGATTAGAGATGATTAACAAGAAGGTGGATGATTTGAGCGAGCAGGCGAATAGATGTTTAAGTGCTTTCCCTGATGGGCCAGATAATCACCGGTTATCTCATGAAGCCATGATAAAAGCAGCACAGGCACAGGAAAACTTCTGGCTTGAAATGAAACTAGACCTTGCGAAAAAAGGTTCTTATGGTTTGTTAATCATTATTTTAGGCCTGGTCATTACCGGCATCCAGGCTAAGTTCGGATTATGGACAGGCGGTAAATGATAGAAGCCACTATCACGCGATTTGATAGTAACGAGCAGGGTACATTAGGTAAGTTATCCATGCTAGGCAAGTCATGGTTTACATTGGAACTTCCCTGGTTAAATAACATGCCAGGAATAAGCTGCATACCTGAAGGTATTTATACAGTCAGGTGGACACGCTCACCAAGGTTGAAGAAGTTTACTTACGAGATATTAGGCGTAGTCAATCGGGCCGGTATCAGAATACATGGCGGTAATCTTGCAGGGCGTAAACCTAAGTATATTACCCATTCATTAGGATGCCCATTGCTTGGATATAAAGTAGGTTCAATCGGCGGTCAACGTGCAGTATTGGATTCACGTAGGGCAGTCACTGATTTTGAACGTTTGGCAAATAAACAGACAATACGATTAGAGGTTAAAAATGTTTGACTTTCTTTTAAGCGGTGCAACCGGCGGCATCTTGGGCGTAGTAGGTGCATTATTCAAGCAGGGTTTAGAAGCCTATCAGGAACGCAAGAAGGCTGAAGCCAGTTTACTTTTACTTCAGGAACAGAACAAGCATGAATTATTGATGGCAGACAAGCAGGCCGCATTGATAGAACTTGAAGCTAAGAACGCAGTTACCCTTGCAGAACTTAATGCACAGAAAGAAACCGATGTGGCTAGTTACGCAGCATTAAACGCTTCTTATGAATCAGACAAAGCAACCTATTCAGATGCTAAAACATCACCTTGGATGATTGCAGTAGATGCTGCAAGGGGGTTTATCAGGCCGTTCCTTACTCTGATATTCAGCCTGACTTTAATTGTTTTGACAGTCGTTCTAATTGTTAATGTACCTGATGCACTTTCCGGTAATCCTGAATACCTTAAAGAAACCTTATATCGGTTATTAGATGCGGTAATATTTATCGGTACTTCAGCAATACTCTGGTGGTTTGCAATGAGGCCGTTAAACAAGAAAGACTAATAACAAATCTTGCAACCACCGTCATGCGCATTTCTGGCACGTTCACGCTGAATATCTAATTCCATGCGCTGCTGATTGCGTTGCATTTCCTGCATCTGGCGTTGCTGTTCATCATGGAATCTTTGCTGTTCACGCATCTGGTTCTGCTGCTGAATCTCTTGGTTGTACCTGGTCATGCTATCGTTCAATGGAATGTTATAAATATCATCGAGCGCAAACGCTGATATAGGCAAGAATAAAGCTAATAAAATAATCCTGGTCATGGTCATCACCTTTTATTGTTTTTGGGGATTATTACATTACTCTACTAATTTTTATAATTCAATATTGCATGGGTCATAATTTTGCGTATAATGCGCGACTTCAGCAAATGTATATAAAACAGTAAATTTTATACATTTTTAGGCATAAATTAAGGTATGAGCTTTGTAAGTAGTTGATAGTTATTAAATTACGACTCTGGTTCGCGCCTCCATCTACCCTTTTCACCTCGTATTATTTCACTTCAAAATATTTCAATTTGTTTCACAAAGCGTTATAGTTCAAGCCATTCAGCGTTTCGGATTGTTCTATTATGTTTCACATTAATTATTCCTGTTTCAGTCATTCGTTAGTCATAGGTTTAGGCATGAGTGTTTATGCCTAATTTAACTAACAAAAAAATAGATGGTGCAAAGCCTAAAGCAAAGCCTTACAAGCTATCTGATGCGCATGGGTTATATATTGAGGTACTACCATCTGGCAGTAAAAGCTGGCGCTACCTTTATAAGCTATTAGGCAAGCATAAGACTAAGACTTACGGAAAATATCCTGATATTGGTCTAGCTGATGCCAGGGTATTGCATAACCAATTCAAAATAGAACTGACACAAGGCATAAAAGAATCACCATCATTTGATAGTGTGAAGGATGATTTCTTGGTCCATCATCTAAAGACACTCAAGAACGCAAAGCATAAGCAGCAGGTTCAGTACAGGCTTGATGAATTTGTTTCGCCGCTATTAGGAAAGATGCCAATCAATACCATCAAGCGCACTGACTTGGTAAACGTGGTTAAATCGGTACAGGCCAAAGGCGTGACTGAAACCGCGCATCGAGTAGGCACACACATTAGGCAATTATTTGACTATGCCTTAGATATTGGCCTGATTGAATCTCATGCAGCCAATGGTCTTTCAAGGGTGCTGGACACGCCAAAAACTAAGCACATGAACTGCATAACTGTAAATGATGCAGGAAAGCTCTTTAAAGCGATAACAAGCTATGATGAACCTGTCACTAGGATAGGGTTAAAACTCGCGGCATTGACGTTTGTACGCACGAATGAGCTACGTTTTATGCGCTGGTCAGAGATACAGGATAAAACGTTTTGGGTTATTCCAGCAGAACGCATGAAAATGAAAAAGCCTCATGTTGTACCGCTATCTGATGAAGCTATGAAACTGCTGAAAGAAATAGAAGTTTATACAGGTGATTATGAGTTTGTATTTAACTCACCAAAAAGGCCGAAGCATCCAGTAAGCGAGAATACTTTATTGTTTGCTTTGTACCGTTTAGGCTATCGTGGGCTTATGACGGTTCACGGTTTCAGGGCGTTGGCATCTACCGTATTGAATGAGCAATCACCATTCAGCCATGATGTTATTGAAAGGCAACTGGCGCACAAAGAAACTGACTTAGTACGCGCTGCATATAACCGTGCTGAATATCTTGATGAACGCATTAAACTTATGGCCTGGTGGTCTAACTGGGTAGCAAGTGCTGAATTGTCCTGCGAAACCATCTAGGATGACCGACAGCAATATCAGGCGGTGGAATCAGTCCAGTTTTACGTTTACGCCAGAATGTAGCTCTATTGCTGATTCCTAGCTCTTTCATAAAATCTTCTATTGTGAATATTGTTTTCATCATTTCTTATCCTTTTCCTTGTATCCATCACAGCCAGCATCTTCAATATCTTTTTGCTTGATGTACTGGCAATCTCTAGTCATTACATAAGGCCATGACACGTTGCCTCTGCCACTGGTTACTGTTTCATGCTGGCATCTGTCAGGGTGTAGTGTTGAGTGGCATCCGTTCATTTTTTATCCTTAATATTTCTTCTTCTTGCTGATGTTGCTCTGTTATTACGCCTAGCAGCAATACCAATATCTTTGCCATCTTCACTTATAAAAACAAAGTCATGAACTAGGCCGCAATCACAGCAAGCTATTCTATAAACAGTTCCACTAGGTACTGCAAATCCTTCTTCATCCTGTCTTTGTTTATATCTAGCCATACTTAACCTTTCTCGCTCATTGCTTTTTCTATTGCTCTGGCAATTCTTCTTAATTCAAATTTCAAAATTGATATGTCATCGTGGTTTGGTGAATAATCAAGAATGCAATCAAGGTGACCTTTTTTTAAGATAAGTTCGTCTATTTCTTCATCACTCAACGAATAACGCTCTGCATCTTTCTTACATTCATCTAGTTTCACTAAAGCAATATCACGTTCAATTAGCATTTCTGCGGCAAGTTTTGATTGGTTGCCAGCTATTTGCTTACATTCAGCTAGTTGGTTGCGTAGGGCGGTGATTTCGTTTGCGGCAACTTTAAGAAAGTGGCGTTTACTAAATGGCTTATCATTTACTGCATATTCATTTAATCTATCTACAATATCCATTTACTCACCTTCCATTGCTTGTGGTGGATTAGGTAAAGGCATCCAGTGGGTAATTAAAGGCAACTTATAATCTGGCATCGTTGTTATTGACCACGTATTAAAATATTTGCAACAAATAACAGAGTGACGTTCAGGCATCCATACAATGCAATCTGTATTTTGTTCTGGCAATCTATCATCTACGCTAATCCAGTTACTTTCATCAGCACGTATTAGATTAGCGAAGGCTTCAAGTTCTTTATCAATACCAAAGTAGCCATCTCTTAATTCATTGCCAGAAGGGGCAATAATGTTGTTATATTTAGGGTGTATTTCAAACCCAGCCTGCTTTGCCAATTCAAGTGTTTTGTCTGTCATCATTTAGCCTTTCTTAGCGTAGAGTGGTCGAGCTTTGTTTGTGCTTCCGTAGTTATATGCAAATTTTTCCAAATCCCCGAATCGTTCTGACGGATAATCTTCATGAAACCACGCCACGGGCTTACCATACTGCGCCTCAACGTATGCGTCCAAATCAGCTTTTGTGGGTGGGTTGGATAGAACTTCTTCTACCAATTCAACATCAAAATATAATTCACCAAGTCCCCCTACGTTTTCAACTTTGCACGTTTCCAAAACCTCTCTTAACCTAACAATCTCCAAATCCTTGAGTGCTAGGCGTTCTTGTAGGTCTTTTGCGTCTTTATAAGCAGACCTTGCTGCTGCCTCGCTACTTTGAAAACTGATGCGCCATGATTCATAACTCATACTATTCACCTTTCATCTTGTTTATGGTGTTGAGTGCTTCAATCGCCTTGAGTATCATCTCATCAGAAAATGGTAGATTTCCAGCTATGTCACCAAGTGCCTCAACTGCTACATTTAGCTGGTCTTTAAGTTCGTCATTTTTACGTTCTGCATATTTAAATCTTTGGTTAGCTGACACGGTTGAATCTTTCCATTCATCACGGTCACGTTCTGTTTCAGTTAGCTGGGCTTGTAGTGATTCAGCTTGCAGTTTTAATTGATTTATTTCATGTGACTCAATTTCATCATCAAGTTTTATTTGTTTTTCTAATTCATTTATTTTTGATTGAAACCATTTTTCGCGAGCTTTGAAGCAATCATATTTATCTAAGAATTGGCTCATTACTGGAATATCACGTTCATTCTGTTCGCTCATTACAATCCCCTAAACAACACTCTTACGTGTTCTATAAGTAACAATATCTCTTACTGTAGATTCTGCACATTTAAACTTGTTAGCCAGATAACCATAGCCACGTACATAGGCTAAGTGCATGGTTCTAATCTCTCTCACTTGGTCATCTGTCAGCTTTATTCTGTGTTGGTTACGTTGCATGATTAGGCACTTACTAATTTATAATCAGGATAAAGCGCATCTGAAAGCTCTTTAATTACCCTTGAATTAGCTTCTATTAGTTCCTGTACGCTCTTAAAGTTTTCATTTGATGTCTTTATATGAATTACGTCTTTTAATGCGTTTTGCAAGCTAGTGTAATAGCGAAATGCAACCCATGAAACTTGACCTGCTTCTTTGCTTTTTTCGCCAGCAATCTGTTTTTTCTGTAATTGCCAGTTGCGAGGTGTAATTGTCAATCGTGTAGTTTCATCAATCATGATGTAAGATTTTCCGTTGTCATCTAATTCGTAATCGCTCATTTTTCATATCCTCATTTAAAAATGATTCTTAACGTGAATCACTCGGTATCATCAGCGCACGGTGATAACGGAAGTAATGCGCCTGATACTGCTATGGTTTTGCACCACTCATAGCTTGGTGGACACGTTACGCTGCCTTCTTGTCAGTAATTAGTTTTAAATTAATTTCATTTTTTATCGACTTTACAAAACAGCAAGCTTCAAAAAAATCATTAGTTGTTTTGTCTGCAATAATTTTTCCGTTAAACCTTACTCTCGCTCTGTAAGCGCCATAACTTCTATATTCAACACCACTAATTTTTAATTGGTTATGTTTATAAATTCTCTTATTGTTATTGTTTTGTAATCTAGTTACCCATCTACAATTTTCTTTTGAATAACCTTTATTATTATCTTTTCTATCTAAATGAGTATTTACAGGTCTATTTCCCATATCTTCAACAAAGTTATAAAAAGAATTTTTCCATTTATCACATACCGTTATTCCTCTACCGCCATAATCTTTATATGCTTTATGTGTAGGTCTACTACATCTAGAAACCATGTCTGACCATATCCAATATATTCTTTGTTTTTCTTCATCCATTTGATTTTTTCCAATCAAGAATATATTTTAATTCCTGATAACGAACATCAACTTCAGCTAAAAACTTTCTTACTTCATCTTCTAAATATTCAATGTAGCTAGTTTCAGGTATGTATCTAATTTGAAAATAATGTAGACCTTCTGGTACGCGAGAATCGTGACTTACAAAGTCGGCCCACTTTCTATTGCAGCAGCAACATTGCCAAGCCATTTGAGGTTTATACTTTTCAGGTACTACACCATCAACCAGGTAACCAAAGTGCGTAGCTGAATTAGGATTTTTAATTTCAAGCAATCCATCGTCACCTACTAAACCATCAGGACTACAACCTGCCATTTCAATAGTAGGGTGATTAATGAAAGCTATTTGATTAACGATTACACCAGTATTTAACTCATACATTGAACGTGCTAAAGGCTCTTGTTCAGTACCCCATTGCATTGCTGCATTAGTAAAGCCTTCGTTTATTACTCCAAAACGCTCAATGACTAACTCGGTCATGTAGTTTTCACGACTTGCTGAATATCCTGATTTTGTTTTAGCAATAACATCAGCTATACGCGAGGCCGTTACTTTGCCTGCTCTGAGTTTCCGCCATTCCGGTGTGCCTTGAATAACCATTATTCTGCCCCTTCCATATCTGCAACAAAGTCATCAATCACTACCGGTTCTTGTTCAATCACTTTGCTGTCTGCTTCTTGCGCAAGTTTTTTCAGTTCTTCGTGTTTAACTGCACCGACCAGCTTACGTTCTTGTGCGGTAAGATTTATCCACACTTCAGCATAGGAATTTAAACCTTGTGTACTGGCTACTTTGGTAAGCGTATCAATAAGTGTATTGCGCACTGCTACCTGTTCAGCACTGAGTTCAATCTGGTTCTTGTTGGCGTTTACTTGGGCGGTAATGTCATACTCTTTACCTTCCATTTCTTCAGCAGTTGGTTGTGCGCCAAACTCAGGAAATGCTTTTCTTAATGCCTGGGCTTCAGCACACTTAGCTAATTGAGCATAAGGCCGTTTGGTCCACATTGCGTTAGGTGCAATAGACTTATCTTTACCTCCTTTGATAGCGTAGTTTTCTTTCCAAATTTCTTTAGCTGCAAACTCTACAATAACGCCATTAGGCAGTAATCTTTTAACAACTACTTTGCACCATTTAGGATAGGTTACATTTGTGCCACCGATATTTTCAGTAACATCTTCGCCAAATTCAGGTTCACTTACACCGGCATATTCACCTGAACGTGAAGCCTGAGAGCGATATAAACCAATACCAGGCATAACAACATCACGCATTGTTCCGGCTTTGTTATCCCAAATAGGAACTAAGTGTACTGGCTTCTGCATTGGGTCTAATCCTGATGCTTTACAGTAACCTAAAACCATTTTTATTGAATCTCGCTGCGCACCAACATATAAGCTATGTGAAAGAACATTAATCAGTTCATCTTCAGTCATGCTAAAAGCAGGGTATGCGTTCTGCTGTATTGTTTGTATATTGCTCATTTGTATCACCTCATTCATTAATTAAATCATTCAAAATAAACATGCCAGACCAATAGAGCAGCTTGCTTTCTTGTCAGGCCTATTTCACGATATTCGCTATACATACTGATGCAAGCAAACACATTGAGCAGAATAAAACTTACGATTAATCCTACTAACACATAACCAATAGCTTCATAACCGTTCATCTATTCACTCCAAATTGCAAAAATAATTACACACATCAGAACCATTAAAATGAACGCCAGGCTTAACAAGATAACGTGTTCAACGCTTGGTTTTTCAGATGTATCTATATGCGCGTAGTCTTTCATAGTGATGCCTCGATTCTTGAAATTCGTTTATATGGGATGGTGGCTTTTGATGTTTCGTAGTTAATGTTGCACCATCCGTTTTCATACGCTTCAGCGCGTCTTACCATATCTTAATTTGCCAGTGATTGCAGGTAAGGTGCTAGTAAAATAACTACTACTAGCAATAGCGCATAAGCCAGTGTGATTAGTTTTTCTTTCATAGCGTAGCCTTATAAAAGATGTCGTTGTTTAGGTTGAACATGCTGGATAATCCAAGACTTTGAACGGAATCAGCTTCATATTCATAACCAAATTCAAGGCCTCTGTTATATAGTTCCTTACATGCCTTGCTATCCTGCCTATGTGGAAATGGATAAGCATCACATCTGCATGTCACTTGTTTACGTTTATATGTAGTCATTTGAATCACCGTTTAAAAAAGAAGGCTACTTTCATCAGATTTCACCTTTAAGTTTGGAGGCATGTCATCGGCCATATGCATAACCGACAATTGAATGATACGTGTGCGTATTCTAAATGTCAAACGTTTGCGTATCTTTTTTGATACGAAAATTGTAATTATTTGTAAATTCGTATTAATTAGGCGAAAAAAAACCACCGGTGAAGGTGGTTTATAAGGATTGATGTAACTAAATAGGGGTTAAACTTTTCTTCCGTTCCAAACCCAAAGTACACGGCCTTTTATTTCTACATCATTAGCTGCGGTTAGAATATCCACTGTTTTTACAGCAGGATTATCTGAGCTAATTTCAAATACACCATCTAAACGCTGGCGTACACGTTTAATGAATAATCTTTGATGTGCTTCCAATACATAAATTTTATCTGCGGTAACACTTTTATCTGCGGTATCAACGAGCAACACATCACCGTCATTGAAGGTTGGGTGCATTGAATCACCGATAGCATGAATAAAAGCCAGGTTCTTAACATTTGAAAATGGTTTAAGCGCACGTTCTGCCCATTCAGTGCTTACGCTTAACATATCAATAACCCTTTCATCATCATATAAAGTTTCCCCTAAACCCATGCTGGCTGTAATCATCAGTAATGGGATTCTTATTGTTTTAGAATAATTCCTTATTACATCTAATGAAGATAGTTCTGTACTGTTTTTCTCAATAGGCAAATCCCCTCGTAATTGACTAGGACTAATATTATAAGCATCTGCCCATTTTTTTACGGTAGCTTCGTTAGCTGATTTATGAAGGCCTTTAAGAAACCTGTGTGTAGTCGGCTGTGGCACACCAGACTTACGCTCTAAACTATAAGCGTCATCGTGATGCTGGTCCATCAGTTCTTTTAATATTTCTCTCATTTTCATGACCTAATCATACGCCATCGTATTAGATTGTAAAAAAACGTAAACGTATCACAAAACACTTGCAATGTGATACGAACGCGCATTACAATACTAAACATGAACAAAATTCAAACATATCTACAAAGAATCTATGAAACCGGACTGACTGATGAAGAAATCGGTGAGCGCATTGAAGCTCCTCAATCGATTGTCACCAGGTTAAGAAACGGTGTTCATAAATCAACCAACTATGAGCGTGGACAAAAAATCTACGCTCTGGCCCGTAAGTTAAAAGTGATTCAAAAGGCTGCTTAATCATGGTCAAGCTGAACAGATACGGTGATGAACTGAAAGAACTTCGTTGTGAAGTTCCAAAGCACATTTTAGATGTAGCTGATGCGAAAGCTGATTCTGAAACTCGCGCCACTGGTCGCCTGGTATCTCGTAGCTCAATCATTAATGAAGTCCTTTCCAAATGGGCTGAATCTCATATTGATGAAGCTATTTTGATACTTAAATTAACTGGCGTAAATCCTATGGTATCGGAAAAGGATGAAAGCAAATGAGTAATCCTCAAATTGAAAACGGATATACCAGAATAGCTAATGAACTGCTTGAAGCAATAATCAAGCATCCATTTTCTAGGCGTGAATATGCAGTTCTTTTATGCGTAATCAGATGTACCTATGGATTTAATAAAAAAGAAGATGCACTGTCAGGTTGGCAAATAGCAGAAATAACTGGAATTGACCGTTCTCATGTTTCTAAAACTATTAATGAGCTTGTAAAAAACAATGTGATTTTACGTTCTGACAGTAGCCGTTTCAGCCACGGTCATAACGTTCATTTCATATCAATTAACAAGCATTATAAAACATGGAAAACAGTTGCTGAATCAGCCACTGTAACAGTAGCCAAAAAAGCCACCGTTGCCAAATCAGCACCGTTGCCAAATCAGCCTCAGACAGTTGCTGAATTGGCTACAGTAACCGTTGCTGAATTGGCTATAGGACCGTTGCCAAATCAGCCCACACATAAAGACATACCTAAAGACAATACAAAAGACATACCTAAAGACATTAGGCAGCATGTAAATGCTGCAACCAAACCTGATGATGTTAATACGCCATTGCAAGAAGCCTGCAAAGCAACATGGAAATCATATTCTGAAGCATTTGAAATTCGTTATCAGGTTAAACCAAATCGCAATGCAAAAAATTCAAGCCAGATAAAACAGTTTGTGCAAAACGTTGGCTATGAAGATTCGCCTTTGGTTGCAGGTTTTTATGTTCGTCATAACGGTTTCTTCTACGCAAATAACATGCATACCGTTGGTGTGATGCTCAAGGATTGTGAAAAGTTACGCAATGAATGGGCTTCAGGAAATGTTATAGAAATTCAGCAATTCAAATCATCTGGTCAGCAGCGTATTGAAAATACAAATCGTGCCGTAGCTGAGTTCTTGGGTGAAACAAATCAATCAAACATTATTGAAGGCGAGTACCAACATGCTTGAATCAGACAAAAAAGAATTTGCTTCAATCGTAAGTGCAACACTGAAAACTTATCGCGTTGAACCTGATGCTGATGTTTTGCGTTTATGGTGGGGTGTTTTAAACAGGTTCAGCATTGAGCAGGTACGTGATGGTTTTAACCGGTTCATTGGAAGCAAAGAATCTAAATTCTCGATAGTTCCTGCAAACATCATTGAGGCTATTGAAGCGAACGAACCTGATGGTCGAGTTGGTGCTGATGAAGCATGGTCTATGTACCCACATGATGAATCATCAAGCGCAGTAATCACTAATGAAATTTCTGAAGCCATGTATATCGCGCAGCCATTGTTAAATGCCGGTGACAAGATTGGCGCTCGTATGGCTTTTAAAGAAGCATACACCAGGATAGTTTCATCAAATAAAGCTAACGGTGTTGCGCCGAAATGGTTTGCATCATTAGGCCATAGCAAAGAGGGTAGGGAAATAGCAATCAAAGATGCGGTAATGAAAGGCCGTTTAACTCAGGACCATGCAACTTCATTGCTACCTTCACCAATACCAAATTCAGTAATAAACGCAATTCAAGAGGTCAAGTTTTTAGCAGCTAACGATGCGCAGTTCAGCGATTCAGAACATGAAAAAGCGCGTAATAAATTATCTGCAATTAAATCCATGCTGCAAGGTGGTTCAGCTTAACCATGTGGAAGCCAGTAAACCAGTATTACGCAGTAAATGGAAATTGGACGATGACAATAAACGGCAGTAAAGAAATTGGTAATCAGAAGTTTGCTTTATTTGAAGGTAATGAATTTCGTGCGGTATGCGATACGCAAAAAGAAGCAGTAAAAAAACATAAAGAATTAACAGGGGTGAAGTAATGGCATTACCAGTACCAAACAGTAATTACGAACATTGCAAAGGCCAGGCGCCGGATGGTTCAAGAAAATGTGCATACCGTGAAAGCTGCAAGCGTTTTTCAAATGGCGGTTTCAGATTGGTGTTCAAGGATTTTTGGAAGTCTGAGAACGAAGATTGCGTCAAATATGAGGCTGGCAGGTAATGAAATCTATCACGCTCAATGAAACTGAAATCGCGTTCTGCTACCAGGTTGCATCCTTGCGCAGAATGTTGAATCGCGGTTTTGGCGTGAAAGACCAGACCATCAAGAAAGATTTTATGAGTGGCGAAGTGTTAGGTGTTCTCGGTGAGTACGCAGTTAGCAAAGTGCTGAATGTATTTCCGAAACTTATTGACCGTGTAAAAGGCGGTGGTGAGGACTTGGTTTATAAAAATCACCGCATTGACGTAAAAGCCACACAAAACGCTTCTAACGGATTATTTGTATCACGACCTAATGCTGATATTGATATTTTGGTTTTGGCGGTAATAGACCTGCCTACTGTTGAAATAAAGGGATGGTTGCCTTACTCGGAAGTGGTAAATGACAGCAATAAAGATTCAAACGGTCAGTATCGCTACAAAGGCAAATTAAACACACACGTTTTGGAGTGGAAGAAATGAGTGAAATCAATCCGCAGGAAGCCATCAGCTTTATCTACAACAATGCGCCTAAGTACGCTGAAGCCAAAGCTAATCGATGCTACCTGGATGAATTCAGAAAGAGCAAGAAAGCAATTTTATTTCAGCAAGCACCACAAGGTTCTATTGCAGAGCGTGAATCATTTGCTTATGCACATCAGGAATATCAGGACCTTTTGAAAGGCTTGCAGGCGGCGGTAGAAATCGAAGAAAAATTGCGCTGGCAGATTGAAGCAGCGCGATTGAAAACTGAAATCTGGCGTACACAGCAAGCAAATAACAGAGCAATTGATGGGGCTGCACGATGAAGAAAAAAACAAAAAAATACCAACCTAAACCGGTCAGTCACCCAATGCTTGTGACACGGTTGCTGGAAGAAAAAGTAGAAGCCATGAACGAACATTCAATGCTTACTGCTTTCCAGTACGGAGTAGCCACAAAAGAGCATTACGACTACCTGACGCAGATGGCAAATCTGCTGAATATCGCAAGCAATAAGAAAGAACTGAAAGCGACTTCAGCCTATGTGGACAACCTGATGAAAATCGTTAAATCAATACTGGACCGGTATAAGGCAAAAGGCAAGTTAGGTGTTGCCGGTGAAGAACTGACCAGGCTGCGTGAGTTTGTACGTGACTATCAGCAGTTTTGGGTACGTCAGACAGTATCACTTTACAACGAATGTGTAGCTGAGTTGAACGCTTTTTATGCTGATGTGAATGAAAGAAGGACAGCATGAAACTCAACAAAAGAAAATGCAAAAACTGTGGCCTGGTATTTCAAAAGCTCAGTCCTTTACATTCTCTTTGCAGTCCTAAATGTGCCATAGCTCATTCAAAAATACTGGAAGTCAAGCGTGAACGTACTGAAGCTAAAAAAGCCAGGATGGAAAAGCGCGAAAGACTAGCCAAATTAAAGCCGCTTAAAGCATACGCAGACGATGCGCAGACGGTTTTTAACGCATGGGTAAGGGTAAGAGATGAAAAAGAACCTTGTATCAGTTGCGGTCGCTTCCACGAAGGCCAGTATCACGCCGGTCATTATCGCACTAGAGGCGCAGCTAATCACCTCAGATACAACGAGGATAACTGCCACAAACAATGTGCGCCATGTAATAACCATCTATCAGGAAACATCGTCAACTATCGACCAGGATTGATAAAAAAGATAGGGATTGAACGTGTTGAATTGCTCGAAAACAACAATGAAACACATAAATTCACTAAAGAAGAACTGATAGCAATAAAACAGACT